AGCGGCAAAAGAAAGTTCTGTGTCAGTACCTGCCAAACGTCAGCCGGGGGTGTGTAGCTAATGCCAGGACGCACAGGTGCCAAGCCCAAGTTCGCCAAGCCAATCAGCGAATTGGCCAAGTTGGTTGGTCTGTCTTCAGAGACCTTGCGCAAGAATCTGGCAGACGGTGCGCCCACCCCAAAGAATGCACGCGATGTGCAACCATGGGCAGTGCGGTTTCACCAGTGGCGCAAAGACAACGTTGGCACATTCCAGCAGCAGCAGCAGGCGGCAGCGTCATCTGGCAAAGATGCATTGAAAGCCAAGCATGACCGCGAGTTGGCGCAGTGGCGTGCCGCTGAAGCCAAACTGCGCGTTGGCGAAAAAACCAAAAGCCTAGTCAGCAGACGTGACGTGATAGAGTTGGCCAGCAAATCAGTGCTGACCGTTCGCAGCAGATTGAATGCGATGGTGATGAAGATGCAATCACGTCTTGAGAATGTGCCCGGTCACGTGGTCGTTGAAGAGTTGCAAGATGAAGTTGACGCCATCTGCAATGCCTTTGCCGGTGGCATGTCAAAGACGTTTGGCGGCATTGATGAAGATGCCGCATGCCCCTTCTGTGATTTGAGGGAAGATGACTGAACGATCAATGGCACCAATGAACACGGCACCGCTGGAACTGTGGTGTGATGATGTGGACGTGGTGCGCAACTGGCGTCAACCCAAGCGTATGTCAGTCAGCCAATGGGCAGATGACAACCGGATACTTGAACCGCTGTTTGCATCTGAGCCGGGACCATGGCGCACTGATCGTTGCCCGTATGCGCGTGAATGGATGGACAGCGCGGCATTGCCATGGGTGCGGCGCGTGACGCTGATGGCATCAACGCAGGTTGGCAAAAGCGAAGCACTGAACAATGTGGCTGGATACTACGTCAACCAGAAGCCATCACCAACCATGTTTGTTTTGCCCAACAGGGACGCGGCAAGACTGGCGGCAGAACGCAGAGTGTTGCCAATGGTTCAATCATGTGAAACGCTGTTGGATGAATTGACTGAACGCGCACACGATGTGAAGCACCGTGAAATTGTGTTCAAGCGCAGCGTGCTATACATGCGCAGTGCACAGTCACCAACTGATCTGGCTAGCGTGCCAGTCAGACTGGTGCTCTGTGATGAAGTGGACAAATGGCCCAGGTGGTCAGGGCGTGAAGCAGACCCGTTGGCACTGGTCGCAGAACGTACGCGCACATTCCATGATCACTGCATTGTCATCAGCAGCACACCAACCACGCGTGACGGCACTGTGTGGCGTGAGTATGAGCAAGGCGACATGCGCAAATATCATTTGCCCTGCCCACACTGCGAAGCAATGCAAGTGTTGGAATGGTCGCAAGTCAAATGGCACAGCGACAAAGTGCGCACAGCATCAGACATGCGTGAACAGCGTGAAGCCTGGTACGAGTGCAAGCACTGCAAAGCACGAATCAATGACATCGACAAACGCGACATGCTGCGCCGTGGTGTGTGGGTGCCAGACGGCAAGACGGTTGAAGAGTGGCAAAGCGGTGGTGCTGACGCTGACCGTCATGAGCACCGTAGCTATCACATTTGGGCAGCCTATTCACCTTGGCTGACTTTCTGGAAACTGGCTGTGGCGTTTCTTGAAAGCAAAGATGACCCGGCGCGGTTGCAGAACTTCACCAACAGTTGGTTGGCTGAAGTCTTTGAAGAACGTGTTGAAGCAACCAGTGATGATGCTGTTGCCGCGTGCATCAGTGAATATGAAGAACACACGGTGCCGGATGCAGCACTAGTCATCACAGCAGCGGTTGACGTGCAACTTGACTACATGGTCTACATGGTTTGTGCGTGGGGCATGGATGAACAATGCTGGGTCATTGCAACTGCACGCGTTGAAACTTGGGAACAGCTACGCGCAGAAGTCTACAAACCATGGGGCGCAAAAGAGATTTGGCCAAGATGCGTGGCGATTGACTCGCGGTATAGGCGTGATGAAGTCATGGAGTTTGCACGACGCAACACAGGCACGCGCATGATTGCTGGCGTTGAACGCAATTCACCTGTGCCATTCTCAACAACGCGAATTGACAAGCACCCCAAGACGGGGCAAGTGCTGCCCAACAGTCTGACCGTTTGGACTGTCAACGTTGGCATGTTCAAAGACCTTGCAAGCCACAGGTTGCGGTTGAAGTTACGACCGCAAGAAAACCCCATTGGCTTGACCCATCTGCCAAGTGACATGCCGCAACACTTTGTTCAGCAGTTGTCAGCAGAACACAAGACAGCAAGACGCAGCGGCAATCGTGTTGTGCGCCGTTGGGTGTTGAAGCCAGGGCGCAAGCGCAATGAAGCTTGGGACGTGTTCGTGTACAACATTGCCGCTGCACGCATGGTGCGCGTTGATACGCTTAGAAGCAGCAACGCTGAAGCACAGCAGCAGAACCGGCAACGCCCAAAACATCAACGCCGCATTATGGGGCGCAGTAGTTCTGGCGTGAACATGCCAAGACAACAATGGTAGATCATGACGAACGGTGGTTGCCAACTGTGCCGTTCCTGCCATTCCGTTGCCCCAAGTGCGGGTCTTTCAAGCCACGCACATACAGTGTGAACCGTTCACCACGCTGCGCAACTATGCGATACCATACATGCCAGAACTGTGGGCAAAGGTATCGCAGTGTTCAGGTTGAACGAAGTGACTTGCACAAATGGCTACCCGATGAACAAAGGCACAAGAAGCGTGATTGATATGACCAAGATTTTGATGTGGTCTGTTTTGTTGTTGGCCAGTTGCACTGGTGATGTTGGTGTTGATAGTTCGCCAACAACTGCCGCACCACTGGTTCATTCAAGTGTTGGTGATGACAGTGGCCGTTCTGCATTAGGCACCAACATTCTTGAACCGTCATACTGGTCATCACAATTGCCGCTGATCGACTTGTTCAAGTACAGCGCACCGTGGGTTTCTGGTGATTCAAGTACGTGGGACAATGGCCAACCAATTGCCACTGATGCATCAGGCTGGGTGACATCTATTGCACCAGGGCAAATTGTGCGAACGGTATTGCTTGCAGAATTACCAATGCCACCCACCGGGCGGTATGTCATGACATGGCAAGGAAATGGTGCTTTCACTGTCAGCGGTGGCTGCACTTTGTCGGCAGGTGAAACAACGGCGCAACGTGCTGTGCTGATTGTCACTGGCAAGGTGTTGTTGTATTTCACATCAACAGATGTGAATGACTACATGCGAAACATTCGCATCACAGAAGAAGCGCATGAAACATCAACGGCAACTTGGCACCCTGCGTTTGTGAACGGTCTGACTGATGTTGCGTGTTTGCGCTGGATGGATTTGACGCGCACCAACCACAGCAGCATTCAAGATTGGTCAGACCGCCCAAAGATCAGTGATGCGCGATACACAACAACAAAGGGCATGCCGTATGAACTTGCAGTTGATATGTGCAACACGTTGATGAAAGACGCGTGGTTGTGTGTGCCACATCAAGCAACTGATGCAATGGTGACCAGTCTTGCAGATATGGTGCGCGACAATTTGAACGGTCCGCTGACTGTATACATTGAGTATTCCAACGAAGTTTGGAACAACCAGTTTGAACAGGCTGCATATTGTGAAACGCTTGGCATCAATTCTGGTCTTGGTACCAGCGCGTTTCAGGCGCGTTTGTTTTACTACTCACGGCGTGCAGTCGATGTCTTCAATTTGTTCACGGCTTCATTTGGTGGAACTGATCGCATCGTTAGAGTCATGGCGTCACAGGCTGGCAATTCATGGACGGCAGACCAAGTGTTGAGCCATCAGCAAGCGTACAAGTCATGTGACGCTTTGGCTGTTGCGCCATACTTCAACTTGTCAATCAATGCCAACAACGTCATGCAGTTCATCGCTATGTCTGACAATGATCTGTTGGACTACATCGAACAAGTCAGCATGCCAATTGCAGTGTCACGCATGCACCAGAATGCCAACGTGTCTGGTTCATACGGTCTGCCCATGATTGCGTATGAAGGTGGGCAACACGTGACCGTGACTGTGCCATCAACATACCGTCAGCCAATGGTTGATCTGATGATGCAAGCCAACCGCAATCAGCGCATGCATGGCATGTATTTGAAGTACTTAGATTCATGGATGTTGTCAGGCGGCAACTTGTTTGTGCACTACAACCACGTGTCAAAGTTCAGCCAGTGGGGTTGCTGGGGTTCAAAAGAGTGGCAAGGCCAACCACTAATGACTGCACCAAAGGCGCGTGCGTTGCATGACTTCAACGCAAAGAACAAGCGTTGGTGGTAAGCAAAAAACATTGCGGCGTTGCTCGCACTGCGAGATTGCAGGGTTGATTGTGAAACGTGTTTGGTCATCATCGCGTGAATGTCAGGCGATGAACAACCAAGCATCACCGCGCTAGATGCGCAGGCGATTCTTGACGCGTTAGATGATGCAATCTTGAAAGGTGGCGACGTTGGCAGCTACACAGTCAACGGCAGAACCGTCAACATGCGCAGTCTGAATGAAATCATTGAAGCGCGGAAATACTATGAAGCACAGAAAGCGCGTGCCAATGGCGTCAGGTATACCAAGGTGCGTTTCTAGTGGGCGTCAAAATGCGCGGTGGCAGCAGTCGGCAACCCATATATCAGGGCGTTCAGGGTCGCATTGCGCAGGCGATTGACACAACAGTTGGTCTGATCGCGCCTGGGTTGGCACACAAGATGCAAACGCGGCGCATGAAGTCGCAGGCATTGTTGGCATATGAAGCGGCAACAGTTGACCGCGTGATGCCCAGGGAACGCGCACAAAGCGCAGACGCTGAAACGCTGCCAGGACTTTCAACGATGCGTGCGCGTTCGCGGCGTCAAGCGCAAGACGATAGCCACGCGGCAAGCGTCGTTGATGTCTACGTTGACGCGGTTGTTGGCCAAGGCGTGAAACCGCAATGCGCAACGTCTGTTGAAAAAACCAAATCTACAGAAGAAGTGGTGACACAGTGGCGCAAGTCGTGTGAAGCTTACTTTGAACGCTGGGCAAATGAAGAAGCTGACGCCAGTGGCCATGGCACGTTCTATGACTTGCAAGCACTGGTTGCACGCACACGCAAGATTGATGGCGAATGCTTCACGCATGCTGTCGTTGGTGGTGACAACACACTAGCCATTGAAACAATAGACGCTGACCGGATCATCAACCCAAACAATGACCGTGACGCGCAAAACCTGCGCAGCGGCGTATTGCTTGACAGGATGATGCGTCCACAGGGGTACTACGTTGCCACGTCGCACCCTGATGATGTGGAGTTCTGGCGCAACTCTGAAACCACGCTGATTGTTGCTGGTGACAGTGAACTGTCAGTGATGCAACACGTTTACAGGCGAAGCAGGCCAGGGCAATCACGTGGCGTGCCAGACAGTGCCAGTTCTGCAAGCTATGTCGAACACCTTCACCACTATTTGCAAAGTGAAATCATCGGTGCGCGTGCTGCTGCCAACTATGCCATGTTCATCAAGAAATCGGTGAACGCAAGTGACAGTGACATTATCCCTGTGCAGGGTGAAGAAGCTGGCGGTGATTTGGCGTACCATGAAAAGCTTGAAGCAGGCACTATTGCTTACCTGAACGAAGGTGAAGAGCCAGTGCCGTTCAACCCCAATCGCCCCGGCATCAGTGACACATTCGTTGTGCGCATGTTGCGTGCGATTGCTGCGAGCAACGGCATGTCATATGAACGCATGGCGCGTGATTTTGGCGGCATGAATTACAGTTCAATGCGCGGCCAACTGAAAGAAGAGCAACGCGGCTTTGATCGTGACCGCGCATTGCTTGTGCGTTTGTTCTGCCGTCCATGGTGGCGCAATGTGATTCGTCACGGTGTTCAAACGGGTGCACTTGTTCCGCCTTCTGAATACCTTGACAACCCTGAACCATGGTTGGCTGCTGATTGGATCCCACCGGCATACGGTTGGGTTGATCCGATGAAAGAAATTGCAGCAGCCAAGGAAGCCATCGACGCAAATCTAAGCACACCCTGGCATGAAGCAGGGCGTGCAGGCTTGGACCCGATTGAAATACTAGAACGCAAAGCGCAGTTTGCTAGCCAAGCAGCACGCATTGAAGAAGAGTACAACTTGGTTCCTGGTTCGCTTACTGGGGTTGCGTCATCAATGGTGAATGATCGTTCTTCATCCAATGAAGAAGAAGGCAACAGCAGTCAAAACAATGACGCAACCCCTCTTGATTCAGGCATGACAGTGCGTGAACGCATTGATGCGCTAGGCATTGCCGTTCGCTCTGGCTTGATCAGTCCTAGTGCAGAAGTTGAACAAGCATTGCGTGAAGAACTCAACTTGCCAGATTTCAGCACAGACGTTGCTGACAACTGGGGCAACGAACCAGTGCGCAGACCAGTCACGTTGTCATCAGTTAACGCACAAGAAATCAATGAAGAAGACGGTGCAGACATTGACGAAACCGCCACGCAATCAGAATCAGAAGACGAACAAGAATGACCAACACAGTTGCAATACCGTTGCAGGCATGCCGCTTGCAGATTCCTGAAGATGAAGTGCGCTTGCAAGATCCTGTTGAAGAAGGGCGCAAGCCAAGATTCAAAATGCAAGTCAACAGCGGCATTCCAATGGACCATTGGCACTTTGGCACATTGGCTGTTGATCTGAGTGGCATTGAATGGGAAGGCAAGCACGTTGCGGCATTGCTTGATCACGATGCAACAAGGCGCGTTGGCTACACAACCAAGTTGTATGTTGATGAATCAGAAGGCTTGATGGCTGAAGGCATCATGTTGAGCAACAACGACGCCAAGCAAGTCAGGGCAGATAGCCAAGAAGGTTTCCCATGGCAGGCGTCGTGCTACTTGGTTGCCAGCGAAGTGCGCCCACTAGAAAGCGGCGAAACTGCCCAAGTCAATGGCCACAATGTTGAAGGGCCAGCCACCATCTTTTCAAAATCCAAACTGCGTGAAGTGACTTTCACAGCCCTTGGCGCAGATCCTAATACCGCATCGGACGCAAGCTTGAGCGATGTAGCGCAAGTGGTCCATGCATCTTTGTCAGTACCCGGTGAAACCATGACCGACAACGACACGACAACCAGTGAGCCAAAACCCGTTGCTCCTATGGTTGATACCGAGGCAGTGCGCTTGCAAGCGCAGCAAGCCGAATCAGAACGGGTTGCGTATATTCTTGAACTTGCTGCCAACTGCCAAATTGATTTGGCACGGACGCTGATCAAAGACGGTGTTGACGAACGTCAAGCGTCTTTGCAACTTGCTGCCGATGCTCGCACGCGTGAGCAAAGCACGTCGCCAAGCACTGTTCAAACTGCTAACACTGCCGCGCTGTCTGCACCTGCGATTGAAGCGCAACCAGAGTTGCCAGAAGGTGAAGACAAGTGGCGTTCAGATTGGAAGAAAAGCGCAGAACTGCGTGCAGAGTTTGGCGGCATTGAATCTGTTTGGCTTTCTTGGAACAACAACAAGCACCGTTGCCGCAAGTATGGCAACACAACTAACAACGGGGTTTCCCAATGAGTGGTCAGTTTTCGTCGTTTAGCCTGCGCAACATTGAAGGCAGCTACTTTTGGTCGTTGGAAGAAACCCAACAAGCATCATGGGTGCCAATGATTTCAAACATGTTTGACAGTGATCAACCATATGAAATCTACAAATGGCTAGGCAGTGCGCCTTCCATGTCAGCATGGCGCGGCGAGCGCGTGCGCAGTGGTCTTGGTGATTATGAACTGAACGTGATCAGTGACAAGTTTGACAGCACGTTGGCTTTTGATGTTGATGACATCAGGCGTGACAAGACGGGGCAGATTGTGCGCCGTGTTGCTGAAATGGGCCAGAAGGCAGCAACGTTGCCACAGCGATTGTTCACCACGTTGCTTGAAGCAAACGGCACTGGCTATGATGGCGCAGCGTTCTTTGCTAATGCGCACAACGCTGGCAGTGTTGACAACAACTTGGCATACAACAGCACCGTTGCCAATGCGCCAACAAGTGCTGAAATGAGCGCGGCAATTCTTGAAGCTGTGCAAGCCATGTATGGCTTCAAGGATGATTCGGGTGACCCATGCAATGAGTTCGCACAGCAATTCATGGTGATGGTTCCAGTGAACATGTGGCAACCATTGATTGCAGCACTGAAGGACGTCTTCACGTCTGCTGGTGTTAGCAACACGTTGCAGTCAGCGGCAGGCATGGGTTTGACAATCACGCCGGTTGTCAATCCACGACTGACGGCAGACACAAAAATGTATATGTTCCGCACTGATGCGCCGGTCAAGGCAGGCATCTGGCAAGAAGAAATGTTGCCGGGTGGCGAAGCGTTCAAGACGCTTGGCATTGACAGTGACAACGCCTTCTGGCGTGAAGAAGTCGCATTTGGCGCAAAGCGTATTTGTCAGGCGGCACTTGGTCGCTTTGAACTCGCAACCCTTACCACCTTCAGCTAGGAGCATAACTGATGGCTAATTTGACAAGCAATCTGGGGCGCGAGTTTCTCGGGCCAATTACCAAAGCACGCTATGAAGTGCATGGCAACATTGAAGCCTTCACGGGCCAAGCAGTGTCACAGTCAACCAACGGCATCAAAGCATGTGTTGCTGATGAAGAGTTTGTTGGCTTTGTCGCTGAGTATGTCAACAACCTGACAAACTCAATTCCGCATGGCGGCGCAAACCGTGCAGCAAAGGCTGACGTGATGATTTCTGGCTATGTGTGGCTAACTGTCGGCAAGGCAAGTGGCGGCAACTGGGCAGCAACTGACCAAGGCAAGACAGTCTATGCGACTGACGGCAATGTCTTTGACATTGTTGACGCTGGCACGCGTCCTATTGTTGGCACGATTGCCAACTTGGACAATGCCGATTTCAGCGGCGCGGCTGATGCTTCTATCTTAGTTAAGTTCGGATAATCATGGCAGACTTGACAATGAACACGCCGCGTGACTTTCGCGGCATCGTGAAGAAAGGACGTTTGGACGTGGGCGCAAACGTGCGCGTGTTTGTTGGTCAAGCCATGATGGCTGGCCCAGTTGGTGATTCGCCGCATACTGGTGGAATCGTCAACTGTGCTTCACAAGCGGCAGCAGACTTTGTTGGCTTTGCGGCTGAGTCAGTTGACAACCGATTGAACACCGTGCCGCATGGCGGCGCGGCTAGATCATGCCAAACTGATCTGCATGTGAATGGCAGCGTTTGGCTTGATGTTGATAATGGTGCAGCATGGACGTTTGACGATTTGGGTTTGGTTGTTTATGCAACAGATGGCAACACATTCACAACCAGTTCAGCAGGCAACGCAGTCAAGATTGGCAAAGTTGCTGACGCTGACGCAGCAGTGACAGGCGGTGCCAACACTGGCAGAGTGCTTGTTGAGTTCAACGCCGCATGGTCAAGCTTGTTGATTGTCTAATGCGATACCAGATCAACGACAAATCAGGCAACAGACTTGGGGTCATGGATCTTGAAGTGAGTGCGATTGATCTGGTGCAGGCTTTGCAACGCATGCGCTGTGTTCTTGGCCCCCAAATGCCTGACGAAATTACCGCGCCAGTGACTGCGGCAAAGGTGGAGGTTGCCAGCAGTGGGACCACTAAGCGCGGCAAGCGGGGGTCACGCAAGTGACCCTTCGCCAGACTATTGCAGCACATGCCAGCGGTGCGCTGACTCGCATTGATCATTTTGGTGAATCTGTTGTTGTCATTACAAGTGACGGCAGCGTGTTGACCACAGTGAAAGCGGTAGTGCATCGATTTGATGTTGAACCGACTGATGCAACTACCCGTGTTGTTCGCATGTCTGCAATGGTCTTCTTGCCAACTGCCGATCTAGTCGCCACACCTGTGCCGGGTGATCAGATCAGATTGGCCATGCGTATTGGTGGCAGCACCAGTGATGCACGCATCACACGCATTGACACGCAAGATGAAGGCGGCATCACAGTTGAGGTGCAAACTTGACTGGCGGCACTGTCAGCATGAAGCTTGGTGACGATGTGTTGCGCGACTTGATCCGCACAGCACCGCGCAGCGCATACAAGCATTTGCGTGAGTTCACTTTCGTGGCTTGGCTATCGCATCGCAAAGCATTCTTGAAGCAAGCACCCCCAAAGATGGGACGCGGCAAAAGCCCAAAGCGGTTGAAGTTTTACCGCGTAGGCAAGAATCCAACAGTGTTGACCAAGCGTGAAGTTGCGTGGCACTTGCCAAAAGACAGAACAGCAAAAAGCACAGCAGACGCGCTGCAAAAGTGGGCGGCATGGGATGCTGCAATCTACACAGGCAGCACAGCACTTGGCATTCATGAAAGCGGTGCCACTATTCGAAGCGGCAAAAGGATGCCGGTACCGGTTCGCACTCGCATTCGTGACCCAGAAGAGTGGCGCAAGAAGTACCCACAGAAACGTTTGTCAGTGGTCAAGCGTGGTGGTTCAACATTGCTGTATGAAATAACAGGCAAGCGCAAGAAGAAGGCGCGTTTGCGATATGTCTTGACCAACAAAGTCATCAACAAGCCCATTCTGAACTTCTACAAAACTTGGGACAAACTAGAACCAGTGCGAAGACTGCAACTGCGCAAGGCGACTGATCTGATTATGGCTGACATCGAATTGGGGAAAACATAAGTGGGCAGCATTCGTGACACGCTGATGAATACATTGGTGACGCGTATCAACGCAATCAGTGGGATTTCATGCGCTTTAAGAAGTCGCAGCAACACTGTTGACAGTGCAGTCACGGCAATCGTCTACCCAGACAGTGAAGACACTAGGTTGGCAAACGCATATGCGTATGACGCTTCACTGCGTGTTGAAGTGCTGTTGATTGTGCGTGCTGAAGACGCATCAGCAGACGTTGACGCTAGCAATGAATACAGGTACCTAGACCGCATGTTGGTTGAAGTGCAAAAAGTCGTACACACACCTGATTCATGGGGGGCGTCACCAACCTTCACTGATGTTGAAATGACAGGCCACGTTGTTGAAGACCCAAGTGAAGATAATGAATTGATGGCACGTCTTTCAATTCAGTTCACCTATCGCCACAACTACCAAGACCCAACAGCACAATGACCATAACAGGCGACATGCTGCCAAGGGTTGCGGCGTATCAAGTCAGCACTGACCACAACCGGAATCTGTCTGCCCCGTCACAAGGTGGCATGCTGTATCTGAACAGAACAGACAGTGTGGTGCAGCCTTTCACGTATAGCGTCAGTTGGACTGATCGCACAGCAGAACATGTTGAAGTGATCTGGCAGCACTATCAAGCACACGCTGCCGGGGTATTCAAATGGATTGGCCCCGGTTCATCAATTGAAAGCACATGGCGTTGGTTGTCAGCACCAACAGTCAATTGGACATCAGCAACAACAGCCACTGTGGTTGCAGATGTTGAACCCGTGCTGGCATTCATACCGTAGAAAAGAAACATGCCGATTACACGAAAGCAGCAAATACTAGTCAAGAAAGAGACCACTGAAGGCGGTGGTGCAACCTTTGCAGGATCTGACGCCATCCAAGTCTATGACCCAAGCATCAGTGACACGGTTGACCAATTGGACAGGGTGCCGTCTGGTGCTACGTTGTCACGTGACTTCACGCCAGTGGGACGCAAGCAACGTGAACTGACGTTCACCAGTGACTTCAGGGGAAGCGGCACGCCTGCGACTGTGCCTGATTGGGGGCAGTTGCTTGAGTCTTGCGGGTACAAGCAAGACGGCACAACGTTGCGATTGCTTAAAATTGACTTCTCAAGTGATGGCGCGGCAAGTGGATTGTTTCAACTAGGCGAACAGATCACGCAAAGTGCTGGTGCTGATGTTGCTGTTGTTGTTGGTTGCTTCACAAGTGGCAACGTTCCCAAAACAACTGCGTCACTCACTGATGACTACATGATTGCGGTTGAAATTGCTGGCACCATTGAAACAGATGTGGCCACAACTGGCGGCAGTAGCGGTGCGACGATCAGCACTGCTGACGTGAGCGTGACAAGCAATCATCACGCATACGTTCCAACCAGTGACAAACTGATACAGATCAGCGATTCAGGAAACTGGACGAACAACCCCGTTGCAGGCAACGTTGTTCGCATTGAGCGTTCAAGCGTATTGATTGGAAGCGCACAAATCATTTCAGCCACAACAACCACTGCTGACATTGTGTTGCTGTGGGGTTCAGTTGCTAGCGGTGACGTGATCAAGACTGGTGCGACTACCAACGGAACATTGGACGTTGTGCCAGTAATGACGCGCACGCCTTCACTTGCATTCCAACACAACCTTGATGGGCGCAACCGCATTCTGAATGGCGCACGCGCAACGTTTAGCGTGGCAGGTGAAGTCGGACAACCTATGTCATTCACTTGGAATTACCAAGGGGACGTTGGCACAGACGTAAACGCTTCGCCGCTAGTCACCAGCAATCTGGGCACAACCCGTGCACCGCGTTTGTTGGGTGCAATTTGCGCGTATGGATCTGGGGCCGATCTGCGAACGCTCCAAACCAAATCAATCAACTTTGACAATGGTGGCACCGTGTCACCAAACCTTGATGCCAACAGCGCAGGTGGCAGCACAGGCGCAAACGTGACTGACCGTGATTCGTCGTTGACGGTCACAGTAGACAACACACTGAGCACTGTTGATTGGGAAGGGTTGCGTGATGCTGGCACAGCAGTGCGTGTTGGCTTTGTGTTGGGCACGACTGCTGGTAACATTGTCAGCATGGTCATGCCCAATTGCCAAGTCACTGAAGTTTCAATTGGTGACAGTGATGGGGTTTCCACAATGGATCTGACTTTGCGTCCACGTCGCATCGCTGAATCTGGCGACGATGAAATCTTCTTCTCACAACTCTAGTTCAAATGGTTATTGCTCGCTCACTTACTGACATTGTTGACCACCAACAAGACGGTGCGACGTTTCAACTTCGCATGCTGCCACATCGCACAATGCTTCGTTTGGCTGACTTGTCTGACAGTCACCGGATTGAATTGATGTTGCGTGCTGGCCTTGCTGGTTGGTCAGGCATCACAAATGCTGACGGCAGTGTTTTAGATTGCGCGACCAAAACGGCAGTCATTGAAGGCGTCAGCGTGACAGACGCTCTGACCCTTGACTGCTTTGAATCGTTGCCGTTTTCATTGCTGGGTGATCTAAGCACAGCCATTTTGAAGGCCAACAACCTGATGAATGAAGAAGTGGGAAACTGATAGTGGCTGTTGCTGTTGCCTTTCAAAGCAGCGGCAGCGGCCTTGAACAAGATTGCAGACAGTGCGTGACAAGTGCTGATCTGCGTCATCAGTGGGGTTGTGATCAGCCAACGGTTGAACCGTTGTTCTGGTTGAACCCGTGCCCATGGTGCAACGGCATGGTTGACAAGTGTGACCATTGCCACGGTGAAGGGCGCGTTGGTGTTCATCGTTGCCCCAACAAGATGGCAACAAGCAAGCACCTTGAATTGGTTGGTGCGGTGGTGATGGTTGAACAAGGCATCTTGCCTGACCCTGGTGGGTGGCAAGATCAAGCAAGCTTGTTCGTGCAGGCGTACCCGTTGGTTGCCAGTGAAGTGGCCAAGATGCGCAATTCAATACAAGAACAGGCGACCAAGAAAGCGCACACCAAAGGTAAGGCACGATAATGGCGAAGAACGAGAAACGTACTCTGAACATTCGTGCATTGCTAATTGATGAAGTTAGCACGCAGTTGACTGACATTCGCAAAGCAGTTGAGAAGACTGGCAAGACCATTGAGAAGGGCAACAAGAAGAACGCCAAATCATTCAGGGCTGTTGCTGATGCTGTTAAGTTTCTGACAGGGGCGTTTCTCGCGCTGAAGTCAGTTCAAGTACTCAAATCACTAGCCAACACAACAGACCAGATTGGCAAGCTTGCCAATGCAACTGGTGACACTGTTGAACAAATTAGCCTGCTGTCATATGCGTTTGAATCTGCTGGCGGCAATGCAGACAGTTTCAAAAGTGTTTTGTCTTCCCTTCTGTCATCACAGAAAGGCGCGTTGGGTGGCGCGAAAGAACAAGCAAACGCATTCCGAGAACTGGGGTTCTCGATGTCGGAACTTCGCAAGATGTCACCAGCAACCATGCTTGCGCAGATGGCTGAAGGGTTTGGCAAGATTGAAGATTCAACACGCGAAACGCAATTGCTGGCAACGCTGTTTCCTGAGCAATGGCGAAACGTCATCAACTTGATTGATGGTGGCGGCAAGATGTTTCAAGACCGCTTGCGCGATGCCAAGAAAGCAGGTGCAGAAGTCACAACACAGCAGGTGCAGGCATCAGCAGACATCATTGACGGTTTTTTGAAACTGGAAACAGCAATTCAAAACGTAGGGCGTGAACTGCTTGTGACGTTTGGCCCAGCGTTGACTACAACGTTGGAAAGCATCGCAAAGCTATTCAATGAAAACAAAGGCGTGATTGTTGATTTGTCGATAACGATCAGAGATATGTTCGTCAAGTCGTTAGGCTGGATGATCGACGCGATCATTGAAATCATTGAATTGGTTGAAAAGATACCCGGCACCGATCTATCTAGATCATCGGGAGCAAGTGAAAACTTGCAAAAAGCGTTGGCTGCTGAACGCACCGCACTGGTCAATGTTGAAACATTTGGCCAGCGCATGCCTGCATTGTTGACCACATTGCAAGCTGAGTTGGCCAAAGCACATGTCAATGTTGTTCAGGCCCAAGCAGCAGTTGCTGAAGAAATCAAAAACGGCATCCCGCAAGTTGAGTCTTTGTCTGGATACTTGCGGCGCGGCAAAGAACAGTTTGGCAGAGAGTTTGCTGCATTGACTGAATCACTTTCTAGTGAAACAGGACCGATCAGAGAAGCAGGTAAAGACATTGGCAAAAGTTTTGGTGATGGATTCTTCTTTGAGGCAAGTGATGCGGTTGACAAGTTCTTGGCTGAGTTGCATCAGATGCAACTTGACCAGTCTGCTGACGAGAATGACCCGTTCATTGATTGGAAGAAAGTTGATGCCGGTTGGGAAGAAGGCATTGGCGGGTTGCAATCACAAGCTGAAGAGTTTGACCGTGAACTTGGCAAAGGTTTAGCAGTGACAGTCAAAGGCGTGTTTGACGGATTTGCCAACGGTCTTGCTGGAATCATTGACGGAACAAAGAGTGCCAAAGAAGCTTGGAAAGATTTCGCACGCAGCACACTGGCATTGATCGCGCAATTGATTGCAAAGATGGCAGCACTGAAGATCACGCAAGCGTTGTTTGCTTTGGCTGATGGTGGCGTGCTGCCTGGGGTTAATACAGACAACGCATTGCCGGTTCAGAATTACGCACGCGGTGGCATTGCTAAATCACCACAACTTGCGGTGTTTGGTGAAGGCAACCGCAATGAAGCCTTTGTGCCGTTGCCCGACAACAGAAGCATTCCAGTGACGTTCACCGGCAGCCAACCGGGCCAGGGTCAACAAGTCAACGTCAACGTGTATGCATGGGACAGCAAAGACGCGGCACGTGGGTTGATTGAAAACCGTTCAGTGCTTCAGTCCATATTCACCCAGCAAGCCGACAACCAAAACGGCATGCGTCAAACTTTGCAACGGGCGGTGTCATAAATGGCAAATGACAAGTGGTTGGTGATGCATGACAACGCTGATGGTTGGAGCCAAGGCCAAGGCGTTGGCGTCAATGATGGCTGGCTAGAAGTTGCAAGACTACCAATGAACAAGTTGCCGCAAGGTGCAACCAAGCGATTGGCAATCAATGTCAAAGCGCACATTGGTGACTTGACTGTTGCAGGTGCGTCACCAAGCAAAGGCATGATGCAGGTTGCACTTGGGTTTGCCGGTGGCATCAAAAGCACCAAGCACCGCACAAGCATACCGCTGTTGCCGAACATCACACCATTGGCAGCAGGCACCACAGAAAGCTATGGCAAGGCAATGTCAATGTTGATGATTCAGCAAGCAAGCCCAGCCATTGCAGACCCAGATTTTGGCGCGACCATCAACACAATTTCGTCATCTGACTTGGTGCTGTATGCGCGAACGTTCTTCAACGGTGACCCACAATTGTATGCGGGGTACTTCTATGTGCGTGACATTCAATGGCTTGTCATGGACATGGACGTGTTGGAAGCAGACAACAGGGTGCATGCCACAGAAGTAACAACGCCAACGACATTGGCAGTAAGTGTTGGCGGGTCGCTGGCTAATTATTTGCCAATTTTGAATGACCAAGTGACGGTTGGCAGTGCTGGTCAAAGATGGCTGACCATGGCATCTTGTGATGTAACAACCAAAACTGTCACGCCAAGGCTTGCGCCCACCATTGGTTTTGGCCATGTGGTCAGCAGTGGCACCTTGTTGAGTCCATCAGATGTTGATTTGGAGTTTGGCGGGTACAACACGGTTGATGACCAAAGCGGCACTGAACTTGGCCGCACACATCAAGGCAGTTTTTGCGCGTGGACCTATGACGCCAGCAGGCCAAAACCGTTTTTGGGTGGTGGTGATCAAATTGGCGTTTCATCAGCAAGCATTGTCAATCGTGCTGCGTTGTTGCATGTGCGTGTTGATGATCTGCCATACTACGCAGAAAACACCACTATCAGCAGGCTAGAAACCAACAAGGTTGCGAACCAATCAACGCCAACATTCAACGGTCAGACGCCTGGGTACATCCCAATTCTGATTGAACCACCGCAAGCAAATGCGGTTTGGTTTCCTGTTCTGATGGCGACAGGCTCGAATGATTCCAGCGCAAATCAAATGAGGTTGCGCAACGCTTCAGGCAACAAACTGCGCCCGTCAACTGAATCATATTGCCGCAATATGAACTTCTACAAAGAACGAAACATGGTGCAGACGTTTGCGCAGCGTGCTGCGTCTGGTGGGTTGTACTATCAATATGCGCTAGACATGTTCGCGCCGCATGCATCTTCAGCAGGTGATTTGCTTGATGGTTGTTTGATCATGTTTCATGACACATTGGATGTGACCAACAACGAATATGAAGCCAAATGGGTCAACTTGCCACCGTTGCCAATTACGATCACCGCTGAAGGGCCATTGGTTGGCAGCATGAACGCATTGCCATTGGCACCAGATGCCACCGCGCAGCAAACAATTGAACCAATACAACACGGACAAATCACAGGTGCGCAGGGATACAAACGCACATGGCCAACATGGATCAGGCCAAGGCGAAGTTGGCAACTGAATTGGTCTTTGACTCGTTCGCAAGCATTGACGCTGCGCACGTTCTTCAACGTCAATGATTCGTTTGCCTTTACGCCACCGGGTTCAACTGTCGCAATACCTGTGACCATGACCAGCACAGTCAATCGTTCAGTGCTGTCAGACGGTCGTGAAGTCATTCAAGTTCAAGTTGTTGAACTGTTGTTCACTGCATAGCCATGCCAATCACACTGCCAAGTTCATTTGATGACCGTGAATTGCCAAACAGTTCTGATGACTATTTGTGGTTCATTGAAGTATTGATCAGCAAGGCAAGTCGCAACCCTGCTGGCACTGTGTTGGCAGGCATTGCTTTTCGCATGTGCAATGACACGCAAGTGCATACGTGGCCAGTCAGCAACCCAACTGCGCAGTCATGGCAACCGTTCAACTTTGACATCAGCCCGATGGAAGAAACATCAGAAGGTGACTTGCCAACGGTTCAGTTGAGCGTTGACAACACAGGGCGTGTGCTGATGCCAACGCTTCATGCTGGTGACGCACTTGAAGGCAACCCCGTCACAATGTATTTGGTGCCGCGCAGTGCGTTGGCTACGGCATACCCAAACCACCAGTTCCAAAAGTTTGAATTCACGATTGCCAGCGCGTCAGCAGATTCAGAGTCAGTGACGTTCAAGCTAGAACGCGCCAACTTCTTTGCACGTCGTGCGCCGCAAGATCGGTTTGTGGCTAGTCGTTGCCGCTGGCAATTTGGTGACCGTGGCACATGCGGTTACGTCATTAACCAGTTCGCAGCGTTTACCACGTGCAACAAAACGATTGTGAATTGTGCGGCGAGGGGTGAAGACCACGCGGCAAGGGGTTTGCCGGTGCTTCATCCTGGCAGGTTTGGTGGTTTCCCTGGCATACCAAAGCAATGAACCAAAACGAAAGAAGACAACTGCTTGCCGCACCATATAAATTGCGCGGTCGCACCACATCCGGCATTGACTGTTTGGGTGTGGTGTTGCATGTGCTTCAGTTGCGCGGATCTGCTGCGCTTGACCCTTGGCGCAACTTGTTGCATGAATGGAAATCAGGCCAAGTTGCAACGGCAAGTGCGTTCCCATGTGACTGGCATCGTTGTGAAGGTCCATTGATTGAAGGTGACGTTGGCATCTTTCAGGGTGATCACAGTTGGGCGGCAATCGTTTACCAAGGCGAAGTATGGTCAGCGCATCCTGACGTGGGTGTGTGGTGCAAACAACTTCGCAACTTTCAGCAAACGCCTAATGAAATCTGGCGACAACTTCTGCCATGCTAACCATTCACATTAGAAAAGGCATGATTGGGGAAGACGGCACGTTGACCAAACGTGTGCCGTTTCAAGAAGGCTTGACGCCGCGCAAACTTGTTGACCGTCTGCAAGACGTGTTGCCGCATCATGTGCCCATTGATGTGGCGATCAACGGCCAACTGCTAGATGACGGCGACTATGAACAAGACATCAAAGACAATGATGAACTGATCTTCTGCCCGTTAACCACAGCGGGAATTGATTGGCTTGCATACATTGTGTATGCGGTCATCAGTGCTGTTGTCAGTGTTGCCGTAAACTATGCGGTGCAAGCTTTGGCAGGCAAGCCCAAAGGGCCAGATGACCCGTTGTTGCGTGGTGATGAAGGCAGCCAAACCTATGCATGGAACGGTGTGCGCACCAACTATTCACAAGGCTTCTTGGTGCCGGTTTGCTATGGACGGCACGCAGTTGGTGGTCAGGTTGTCTATTCAAGCAGTTCACAAAAACCGGGTGCAGGCAATACGTTCGTCATCAACTCTGATTATCTGACGTTGGTGTTGGCTTTGTCAGAAGGGCCAATTGACAAGGTTGGTGAACTGAAAGTGACAAGCAATGATTGGTTGGGTTCAACCAGTTCATACACGTCATTAAGCAGCGGTGCGTTGCCTTCAAACATGCGCATCAACGGTCAGGTGTTACCGACAGAAAACCTTGAAGGTATCAACACCTTCAGGTTTTTTGGCTTGGCATCTTGGGACCCAAGCACCCCAGGGTTGACGCTGGGTGCTGCTGTGTATTTCCGCAACCATACAGCAGGCGTCAACATCATCAGTGGGCCACATACAGTGGTCAAGATTTACGGACTTGCAAGCAACCCACAAATTGAAATCAGCACAGAGCCTTCAGCAGCGGTCACCAGTGCCTTGGCATCTGGCGATGACATATATGTGCATCAGGGTTTACCCAATTCAAACAACAGTCAGCCAAGGCGACTTATCACAAGCGTTGGCACTGTGGTCAAAGTTGTTCCGAATGCCGGTGCATTTGCCTGCATCCGATCAGGTGAAGTCGATCAACCGCCGATGCCTTCACAACTGGGGTTCTTTGCAGGCACGCAAACAACGTTCAATCAAAACCTTGAACTTGGCAACTGGGGTGATGAACAAATCTGGACGTATGACAGCGGCACGCGGCTAGTCACAGGCATCAATCTGTCATTCACTGCACGGGGTGGCATGTATACGGTTTCCGGCACTTCAGGTTTGCAAATACCCTATGCAGCCTTCTTCAACATATCTTGGCGCATCGACGGTGGGCCATGGACTTTTGGAACACAACCGCCAAACGCAAGCATTGCAATTCAACTATTTCGGACAGGGCCAACAAGACTAGCCAAAGAAGAGTACTTCGCAGATTTCACAGCAACCAATGGTGAAGCAGTCAAAGGCGTCATTGAAGTACGCATCCAGCGCATCACGCCAGCAGGCCCGTCAGGCACAGTGTCGTCAGTCACTTGGTCAGATGCCAGTGTGCAAAGCCCGTATGAACTGACGTACCCAAGAACAGCATGTGTTGGCTTGGTGCTTGAAGCCAACGCCCGTTTCAATGGTGGGTTGCCACAATGCAACATCAGGATTGATGGCAAGACAATTCGCGTTTGGCATCCAACCAACGGTTGGTCACCGCGTTGTTGGGACGTTCCTTCTGCGCCTTGGAACTATCACACCTATGCACCAGGACGCAACCCGGCATGGATCTTGGCAGACTTCTTGTTGTCGCCTTGGGGGTTGGGTTCGTACCTGACTGAAGATGACATTGACTTGCCGTCAATTGCTGCTTGGGCGGTCTATTGTGATCGTGACCCAAACCCAAGTGACCCATGGGGTGAACCACAGTTCACATGTGATTTAGTTTTGGATCAAGCACGCCCTGCTTGGGAATGGGTCATAACCATTTGTTCAGCAGGCAGAGCAACGCCAGTCTTTGCCAACGGCAAAATCAGCGTGGTCTATGAATACAAAGATGCACACTCACAAGGACCAATCAGTGTGCCTGCCAAAGCTTCTTCACAGTTGTTTACTACCGGCAACCTGCAAGATTTTGCAGTCACTTGGTTGCCCCGTGCATCACGACCAACAGCGTTTGTTTATCAGTTCTTGAATGAGGATGAAAACTATAAGCAAGACGTGATGACGGTTGAAGATTCTGAAGGCACGTTGAATGACCCATCAGAATTGTTTGGTGATCAATGGCGACCACAACAGCAACAGTTGTTTGGCACGACGCGCCCTTCACAAGTTTTCCGTGATGCGATGTTCAGACATCGTGTCAACAGGCTGATTGCAAGGCGTGTTGATTTCAAGACAGGGCGTTGGGCACTGATTGGTCAAGTG